CCGCCGCCAAATTCGCCCAATCTATCCAATGGAATAACCGCCTCGGATTGTCCACCTTCCCCAATCATTGCCAAGGTGGGTGAAGTTACAATACCACCTTCAGCCAACATTGGAATGTTTGGCATAAATCCACCCACGCTTTGCATCGTTGAAAAGATGTCGCCGATTCCTCCAAGGCCAGCAACGCCACCAAAGGCAAGTCGAACGGCAACGGCCAACGCAAACGCGGCAATTGCCGCCGCTACGAATTGAGTGATTAGGCTTCGCAATCCCGAAATCATTGATTCTTTGAATTTGCCGAATCTTGTTTCGCCTTCTTCTAATACACCAAATGCGTTTTCAAGTGAACGCGCAAATTGATTTTGGATTGCCCTTCCCGCATCAACTGCCAACGCTCCGAAATCAACCATTTGTTGTTTCATTGCAATCATTGCGGGTTTTAATTGCATCAATGCGGGCGTTGCTTTTCTCGGCAACTCCATGAACGCTTCCGCCATTCTTTTCACGCCACTTGTCGCGGCTGATGTCGATTGCGTGATTTCTTCAATGACCGGTGGAAGTGTGCCAAGTTCTTCGGTTGTTTCTTCGGTTTCTTCTTTGAGCAATCCCAAATCGTCCTTGATTTCGGTGACTACTTGACCAAGTGATTTGAATGCTGGGACCGCAACCGATTCCATTCTTTGGAACGGCTCAACCAATAGTTTATCCATCCCAAGCAAAGCGGCGATGGCGTTGAACCTCCCAATCAATTTATTGATGTAAGGAATGACCAAGTTTATCAATCCAGCAATCGAATTGATGGCGATGGCCTTCAATGTTTTAAAGTTGTAAGCGAGGTAAACAACGGCCGCGGACAATGCGGCAATTGCCAAAATAATCAATGTGATTGGTGATGTTGCAATCTGCACGGCAACACCCCACGCCGTCGTTGCGGCCGTCGCTAACCAAGTGGCCGCACGAATGGCGGCGATGGCACGCGTTAATGAACCAAGTATAAAAATAAGCGGACCGATTCCCGCGGCAACCGCAGCAACAACTGCAATGAACCTTTTCATTCCCGGCGACAATTCGTTGATGAATGTCGCGAGTTCCGTCAACTTCTTAATCAATGGCGTCAACGCTACCGATACCAAACCACCAAATTCAATCGCTAAACCTTCGACCGCTGAACCGAGTGCCTTTGTAGCACCCGCGGCCGTCATGTCCATGATGTCGGCCATTTCTTTTGCGGCACCCGATGAGTTTTCCAACGCCTCGGTCATTGGGGCAATTTGATTGGCCCCCTCCGATAAAATCAACAATGCTTGTTGTGCCGAACGACCAACTTCATCTTTCGCATCCGCAAGGCTCAAACCTTCGGTTGACAATTTTTTTATTGCACCTTGAACATCTCCACCCGTTGCACCTAAATCGGAAATGATACGGCGCAAAGATGTCCCCGCCATCGAGCCTTTTATACCCGCATTCGCCAACAACGACATCATTGCCGTGGTTTCCTCTAAAGATATTCCCGCCTTTTTCGCAATCGGCGCAACCATCTTCATCCCTTCGGCAAAGGATTCCATATCCATTGAAGATGTGGAAAACGATTTCGCCATCACATCCGTGACGCGTCCCGTTTCGCTAACGTCTAATCCAAAACCACGCAATGTTGCACCCGCTACTTCGGCCGAACGTGCCAAATCGCTTCCCGATGCTTGCGCCAAATTCAATGTGGCTTCAGTAACGCCCGTGATTTGCTTTGCGGTGAAACCAAGTTTTGCGAACTCCAATTGCAATCCAGCCACTTCGCGTGCGCTGAATATCGTCGAACGTCCCAATTCTTTCGCGTTATCCGATAACGCTTTGAACTCGTCGGCAGTCGCACCCGATACGGCTTTAACCTTCGCCATCTCAAGTTCAAAATCGCGGAACACATTGAATGACATCGCACCCAACGCGGCGATTGGCGCGGTCAACTTCATGGACAAATTTTTGCCCGTTTGTTGCATCTTGCGCCCCATCTTGTCCATTGCCCGTTCGGCCTTATTTAGACCTTTACGGAATGGCGCGATGTTCGCGGTTAGTCGGAAATTTAATGAACTAAGACTTGCCATTGGCTTTTGCGCGTTGTTTGCGTTCGTTTATTACTTCTAAAATCTCGCCCCGTGTCCAAACCTTGCGGTCCTTCTTCGGTTTGTTTTCCCAAGGGAACACCATCAAATCTTTCGGCTTGATGCGTTTCTTTGTGTGCGGATTCAAAAGGATGGTTGTCATCCAACGCGTCCTTTCCCAATCTGCTTCTTCCTTTCGGTTTTGACGTTCGTTCCAACCCTCAACCATATTCCCCCACTCGCGTGGAAGTAGGTCGTAAAATTGGGACGGCATCAATCCCACTTGACCAAACGCAAACGCTTCCAACGTGTCCCATGTCGCAACGCTTGATTCACCTTTCGGCGTTTGGTCATTTACTTTTTTTCACCCGACGAAAATTGTTGTTCAAAGACGGCGAACGCCTTTTCAATCAACGCTTCATCTTCGTCAATCCAATCCGCAACATCGGCCACATCATAACGGAATGGTGCCTTTTCTTTTCTTGCGCCGTCTTTGAATCCGCAATACATCAATGTGATTGCTTGGTCCAAAGTCATATCGTCGCCAAGGTTTTCCAATTGCGCCAATGTTGTTCCCGTCATTCTTGAGAATTCACGCAAGGCGTTGAATCCGAATCGAATTGGGTGTTTACGTTCCCCGATTTCAATGATTTGTGTCATTTGTTTTTTGTTTTGTTGTTGTTGTAATAAAGGGACCGCCCGACGGACGGCCCCGAATCATTTCTTTGATTAAGCAACTGACGCTTGCGTCAATACACCCGTTCCAGTGAATCCGAATGAATACGTCACGTTTTCTTCAACGCCCGCTTCTTGTTCGTAGCTTACCAAGTAAGCGTCACCAGTGTAGTCGATTTCACCGCTTGTTGCAGAACCGAATTTCACCTTTACCAAAGTGCGGTTTGACAACAATGTGAAAAGGTCGTCCGGTGTGTCGAAATCACCACTGATTGAATAAGTCACCAACCCGTCGCCACTAAGTGACCAAGATTTAAGACCCTCAAGATTTTCTTGCCATCCGGCTGAATCTTTGTTTGTGGTGTCGCGTGTTTCCATTGAAACACTCAATGATGCCGATGTTGCACGGCCGATGATGTCGTAAGTGGTTCCACCATCTTCGCTAATTTGAATTACAACGTCGGTTGAATTCATGATGCTTGTTGCAGCCATTTTCTTTCTTTTTTTATCGTTTACAATTTACAAAATCAATCGCGAGACACGCGGAACTTCAAATCACATTGTGACCCGAACGTCCGTTCGTCATCGCTGAACAAATCGCGTTGGCCTTCAAAGGCGCACGATTTTACTTTCACGCCACCAATCGTTTCGTTCATTCTCACGAATGCACTTCGAACGTATTCGATGCCGTTTTGTGTGTCCGAATATTTGTCACTTATACAAGTGATTCGGACATCTATTTCGTCAATATGCGAATCGCTTTCTTTCGACATACTTGTGGAAATGTTTGCCACCTCGTAAATCGCGAACGGCGTCGCTTTTGTTTGCGCTCCTACAACGGGGAACACTCGTCCACCAAACAATGTGTTCAATGCTGAATCGCTTGTGAACTTTGATTTGATAACCTTCCCAATCATATTCGTGCGGCTTTTACTTGTTTATTCAAAAACGAACGCATCAATCTTTTGAATTCGTTTCCAACGCCCGCCGATTTCTTCATCTTTGCGCGTCTTGCGAAACCTTTGTTTTCACCTTTGTACTTCCCGTCATTTAAATATCCGTATTCCAAAAAGTGAGCAAACCAACCGCCTTTTTCGGGGTCGCTAAATGCACGCTTCACCCTTGGACCAACCGACAATGATGCGAATGTTGCCCCACGATTCACACGCGAGGTGATGATTCCGATTGACTTTTTCAATTGGTCTTTCGTAATCTCCGCATAAACTCCGCCGTTTCGGTACACTTTGAAAACGCTTCGTGTTCTTGTTTTGCCTTTGCCTTTGCTTGTGGTCGGTAAACTTTTGATTTCGCTTTTGTAACTCTCGACCATCGGCTTCAAAGACTTGCGTGCAATGCGGCGAATTTGTGCAGTCGTAACGCCATCGTGTAGGTTTTCCAATTCCTTGAAAGCACGTTCGAATTCCTTCTTGATGTCCTTTTCATCAAAGCCAATGAAAGCACCGCCCGAACCACCGCCCGTGCGTTTGCCCATTGACGCCATCATTCTTTCCGCATTCGCTCCCATTAGTCCGCAAATCTTGTGACAATCTTTTGGAACGACTTGCGCGAATCCGCGTTCAAAATCGCTTCGATTGTATAGGTTCTATTTTCGTAAACAATTCGCATTTGCTCGTTAATGTCCGAGCGGTAACGAATGAAAAATTCGACCTTTTGAGTCGCAACGATTTGGTTTCCGTCCTCACCTTCATTCCCGCTTTTTTCCACCACCTTCGCCCAAACATTGGCCAAGGTTGTGAACGACAAAATCACTTCACCAAAATCATCGGTTGATTCGGTGAACGATTGAATCGTGATTCTGCGGTCTAATTGTCCCGATTGGTCAATCATTAGAATGTAAAGATTCGGTAAGGGTTCCACAAATATTCGGATGCCGTTGGCAGTTGACGAACGCGGTCCATTCTTTGGTCGTACAATTCCGAGATGACCAACATCATCCCTTGAATCAACGGCTTTGGAATTGCCGAAACGTCAGTCCCTACAACATAGCGAACAATTAATTGATTAACGACACCCGCCCCCGTTGTCCATCCACCGATGGATTGAATGCGTGCGGGTTCCGATATCAAATCGGTTGTGTACAACGATGACGGAATCACCGCCGTTGAACCGATTTCATCCACGTAAGAAACCGAGGTAATTGATGCAACTGAACCGCGTGATAAATACAACAAGTTCGATTGACCATCCCAATGATTGCGTGGGAACTGGTCAAAATATTCGTCTATTGTTGTCGTCACCAAAATGCGTCGCGTGTAACTTTCACACATTTGACGTGCGGCCGTAATCAATGCCGAAATCAATGTGTCGTCATCGCTATGGTCAACGCGCAAAAAATTCTTTGCTTCCGTCAATGTGATGGGTTCGGACGCCGCGGGCGTTACAATATCAATTGCCATTTCTTATCGTGTTTCCTTTGTAGTGTTTTTCTTCACCGCCTTCTTTGCGCGTGCTTTAGGTGCTTCGGCAATTGCCTCACAAAAACCCGCATTCAAAAAATCGGTCACCATCTCATCGGAGTGGATTTCCACCACCGCATGTTTGCGGTAGTGGAATCCGTTACCCGATACAGATTTCAAAAATCTGACTTTCATAATTAGGCTTGAGCCAAGTATTTAACCGCACGGCTATCAAGAACCTTCGCGTCCTTACGAGCGTATGCAACAAAACCAACTTCAAGTTCGTCCATGTAACGTTCGTTTAGGCGTACCATTTGAACACCACCAGCAGAACGAACAACGAACTTGCCGAAATCAGCCGCCAACAAGGTCTTTTGACCGGTTGTGATTGCAGACGCCATATCGTTGTTGTAGTACAAGTTGAATCCGAATAGTTTGTCCGGCTGACCCGCTTCCATCGATGGGATGAAGATTGGGAAGTCGTTTGAACTACCGATACCAAGCGCACGAATTGCCGCGATAACGTTATCGTGTGCCATCAAACCGAATGACGGCTTGTTGCGGTACGATGGGTCAATGCTATGGATAAGGTCCAAAATGTCATCAGCAGCGATTGCCGTTGCAGATGCCGCGGTGTTTCCTAATGTTGCACCCGTGATGATACCTTGTGGCTGGCTTGAACCAGTTCCCGTTGTGAATGCCGCGTTTGTTGCGCGTGCGATTCTTTCACCCATTGCTTCAGCCAAGAACGCGTTCAAATCGAATGCGTTATCTTGTAACAACTGCATTGAAACCTTCACTTGGCTTGCGTAGTTGTAAGCACTCAACTGAGCGTTTGCGAATGTCATATCTTGAACACCTACTGCCGCCGCTTCGCTTGTTAAAGCCGCATCGGTTGCCGTGTCGTTAATTGTTGGGTAATCCAACAATGCGCCACCCGCCGTGTTCAATTTCTTTGCAAGACGCTCAACTTCACCAGTGAACAAAGACGCCATGTCTAATTCGTTGCTGAATTCTTGAGGTACTAAGAAACCACCTAATGAATCAGTTCCGGCAACTTGCGTTGAAGTACCGCGAAGTTCACCCATCAATGAACGCTCACTTGCGCTCAATGAACCCATTCCGTTGCGTAGGTATTTCTCGAATGCACCTTTGCGTGTTGCTTTTGGAGCCGCTTCACGAACTTCAGCATTAGCCGCCAATTCTTTCTTCATCTCCGCAGTACGCTCGATGATGTCGATTTGTTCTTTGATGCTTCTTGCATCTGCTTCCATTGCGTCGAATTTCGACTTTTCTTCGGAGTTCAATGAACGTCCTTCTTTTTGTGCCGCGTCAACGATTGCCGTTGCGCCTTTGATTAGTTCCGCACGTTGACCGCGCAATTCGATGTTTTTCATCGTCTTAAAAATTTAGAATTTTACTTTTATACAAATAAAGGTCGGAATCTTCTGCCTTTGTTTCCACAACTTCGGATTCGGTATTTTCTACCGATGCCGCTTTCGCTTCTTCTTTGGTTTCCGTTTCCAAATCGCGCTTCAACTCCGATGTTGCGTCCGGATAAGCCGGTTGGCTTACTGGGCTTACATCGAGCAAACGTGATACTTTTTCAATGATTCGGTAAGTGGTGCCACCACGTTGTTCCCATCTATCTTTTTCGATAAGGAAAGCAAACGAACTTTGATTGACGTCGCCGCGCTTCATCAATTCCACCAAATCATTGGCATATGTTGTGTTCGGCAAATCAACTTCGTAGAACAAACCGCGTTTGTCCGTGCTGATTCTTAGTGTGCCACTTGACACACGCCCCAACAATAAATTTTCATCGTGGTTGAAATAGGCGCGAACGTCGTTGTCTAATACGTCATCAAACGCACCCGTTTCAATTTGTTCGTAGAATCCACCCATCCATTCGGAATCCGAATTGTAAACGGCGGCATAGCCACGAATTGTGTTTCCATTTTGTTCCGCGTGTTCCATTCGGAATTCGCGTTGTTCTTTTACAACTGAAGATTTGCGAACCTCAGCGTCGAATTTTTCTAATGCGCTGAATCGGTGTGCTACATTCAAAACGGGCTTGCGCTCAACGTATGCATCCGATTCGGAATCGTAGCGGTAAATTCTAATCAATGCCGCGGGGTCGTCTGCCGTCCCGTTGACGATGAATCCCGAATCTGCTTCCACCTCGCCGTCCGTTTCAACTTGAATAATTCGGCCGTAAGCATTGCCGCCCGATGAGTTCCAACGCACAAAGTCACCAACCGCCAATTCGTTTGGTTCTGCTCTTTCTTCAACCCTTGATTCCGTTTCAACATCATCAGCCATTTCCCCTTTGCCGAATGTGATGACGATTTCGTCATCGGTTTCAACAACGGATTTGATGTGTCTTTCGTTGGGTTGTTCGCTTTTATCTTCTTTCATTTTTTCAATCGTTCTTTTTGCCCAATTCAACATCGGGTCGCCACCCCATGCGGCATACATAATTGAACCACAAATTTCTTTTCCGTCCTCATCAAAAAACTTGCCTTGGTCGTACACCTTAGCGCGTGACAAAAACGAATAGGTCCGAACCAAAACATCGTCCGAAATCGCTTCGCCGCTTGACAATTGATTGGCGCGTTGCCAACCCACGGGTGTTCCGCAATCGGTTCCGTGGTCCTCGCGGTGTTTCAACGCCTTCTTAGCGTTGTTCTTCGCTCCTTCGGGGTAATCACTCCACGGCATCGTTTGCGTCGTTTTGTGGGCTTGCCACGTCAATCATATTCATTGGCTGCAAATACGCGTCACCATTTTCAATCGGTGCCATGTTTTCCATTTTACGAACATCGTTCGCGCTAATCCATCCCCATTGACGTCCCTTTGTGTAGGCTTCGTATCTCGAACGAATATCACCACGCAACAATCCGTCCATGTTGAAACGAACGTAATACGCAGAATCACCAACAAACAATTTGCGGTTCAATTCCGATTCCCAACGTTTAACCCACGGCAAAATCGTGTTGCGCTGGAACATGATTCCTTGTTCTTCTACGTTGGCACGTGTGGATGAATTTTCCATACTTCCCAAATATGCCAATGGCAAACGGAAGAAACGGGCGATATCTTCAACGCCGAATTTACGGGTTGAAATGAATTGCGATTCTTGCGGACTGATGGACATTTTTTCCACCTTCATCCCTTCTTCGAGAATCGCCGTTTTGTGTGCGTTATCTAATCCCGCATTGCGTTGTTGCCACGAACGAATGAGTCGTTTATATGCTTCGTCACTCAAACGACCCGGATGTGTTAAGACCGCCGAAACGTTTGCGCCGTTACCAAAGAACGAACCACCGAATTGGTCCGCCGCCAATCCTAATCCAATGGATTCGCGCGCCGCTTCAATGACAGATTTTCCAACGATTCCGTCGAAACCTAATCCAACAATGTGAATCATTTCCGAATCGTCGAACGTTTCTTTTTGGTCTATTGTGTAGAATTTTTCTTCTTTATAGACTTTCACTTGAACGCGGTCGGGATGAACGGGAATCAATTGAATTGGATTCCCAGCATTGTCGCGTTTGATTGCGATGAATGCATTCCCATGCAAACACAAATGTGCTTGACACGTTTCGCGAAATGTGAAGTCGGTCATCATCGCATTTGGATGATGAATCAATTTGTTGATTGGGTGGGCGTCTGCATCTTGAACGATGCCGTCCGCGGTTTGCTTAACGCTCCACGGCAATGATGCCATTGTTTCGGATATAACACGAACGGCACCAAATACGGCAGACAATTGCATCGCGGTGTTTTCCGTGACGGCAATTCCCGTTTTTGATTCGTTATCGCTGAACATCCATTCGGCGGGGTTCGCCAAGGATGTTGATGGGCGGTTCGGATTGGAACGAAATGCGCCCAAAATGCGCCCGAATAAATTTTGATTTTCGGCCATTCGGTTGAAAATGATTGTACAATTCGGGGTCAATGTACGATATCATTTGCAATGAAACAATAGGCAAAAAAAGAGGGACGTCACCACAACGTCCCTCACCAAACCAAAACCACCAATCGGAGCAGAACGCCCCGTGGTTCTTTAAATGCTTTTGTGGATTGCCGAATTTCGTTTCAAACGCTCATTCAATGCCGAACGGCTGAATGAAACATATTTCGTGCATTCCTTCAATACGATTCCCGATGGAGTGATTGATTCCACCAAAAATTCTTTTCCCGTGCGCGTCATCTCGATGATGTCGCCAACCGATATGTCGTCAACTGGTTCCATGTTCGGTTTGTAATGTACGGAATCTTTTGTTGTTGTCGTGTAATACATAGGCGGAAATTTTATGGCGACCCTTTCGGGCCGCCTTTGGTTTTTTATTTTACTAAATAGCGGTAATGTGGTTTTTGAATTTCGCCACCCGCGATGATTGTCCACGCTTTAACAACCTTTTCGCCATCGGTGATTGTGGTTGTGATGTTTACGTCTACATATCCCGTTGTCATCTCAATCTTATCTTGGTTCAATCCTTTCTTTTCGATTCTCAATGCCAACTTCGCGATTGAGTTGGTGTAGTGCTTTTCTGCCGCTTTAACCATTCTTTCAACGTGGTCATTTACATCGCCGTTGAAAAAGTATGATGGCAATCTCATAAGTTTACGTTCATTCGCCCACCATTGAGATTTGCCAACTGATTCCAATGTCGCTTTGTATGCTTCGCGAATCCATTCTTTTGTTTGTGCGAAATCTTCTTTTGCCCATTCGATTGTCATTTCGATGTAAGTCTTTTTCAACTCTTGTGTTTCTGCCGTTAGTCTTTCTGAAAGTGTCATAATTGTGGTTGTTTTGGTCACCGCTTCATTGCGATGGTGTAAACATACAACAAAAAACTGAATTCACAAATCGTGAAGAACTTTTTTTCAATTTTTTTTATTTGCCTCTAAATCCGTGCGAAACACATTGATGATTTCCCCATCAAGTAAGATGCGAATGATATATCCATCACCCGTTTCCGCCATCCACGGCGTGAACCCATTTTCAAACAATATCAATCCCAACTTGCGGGCATCTTCCAATTTCATCATAACATTCGGATTCCTTGCGTTTCATATGTCGACGTTCCCGTCACGTCCTTGCCTTCCATCGTTATCATCTCACCCAATGCCATAATCATTGCAATGATTCCGTCAATCTTGTCGCCCGCTTTGGATTTACTGAACTTCACATTTTCGGCATCGTCCTTTTTGGTCACCACATTCGCCGCCATCCAACGCAACATTCCGTGACCGCCATGATGCAACAATCGTTTCTTCACCAACACTTCGGCGTTCTTAATCGGTGCCGTCATAGAAATGAACCCTTGGCCGAACGGGTCCATCTCCACACCTTTGTCCGTCAATTGACCGACCAATGAATTGGAATTCCAGCGGTCAAACGCCACGGATTTAATATCGTACACATCGGCACATTCCAAAATCACGCGTTGAATCACATCGTAATCGGTGGAATTTCCTTCCGTCACAATCAATTCACCATTGGAAATGAATGTGTCGTAAGACCCGCCCGTTTGATTCCGACGTCTTTCAACGGCGGCTTCGCTAACGAATAATTTCGGGACCACCTTGATGGACCCATCATCCCAAGGGAAAATCATCACAAACGCACAAACATCTTCAACGGCGGCCAAATCAAGGCCCGCATAGCATTCGCGCCCCTTTAGTTGGTCCCAAGGAATGTCGCCCGCGGATTTCATCCATTCATCGTCGGGAATCCATCCCGATAATGAATTGACCCATTGATTCAAGTGCAGTTGTCGGAATGCAATTTCCGACGACGGCAATGACTTCGCTTCGCGCGACATCTTTTCAAAATATTCGGGTTTGATGGAAACGCCAAAATTCGGATTGGCCTTTTTCCAAACCTTTGGGTCGTGAATGTCATCTTCGGGGTCCGCTTCATAGATGCACGGCAAAAAAGTTTTGTCGTCAATGATGCCGTCGCGCACCTTTTTCCCGTAATCATAAAGTTCGTAACACACGGAATTCGGGTCAAACAACCCCGCCGTGGAGATGCCGAACATCAATGGTTGCGAACGCGCACCCATCGACGTCGCCATCACATCCCACAATTCACGCGATTTGGCCGTGTGAACCTCATCATACAAAACACACGATGCGTTTGCCCCATGCAGAACACCCGCATCGGATGCCACCGCCTTCAAAAACGAGTTGGTGCCGTTTAATACGATGGAATTTCGGAACACCTTGCAACCATTGGTCAACACTTGTTTGTTTCGGACCATTTGTTTACACACATCGAAAATGGCGTTGGCTTGGTCGCGCGATGATGCACAACAATAGATTTCCGCACCCGCTTCTTTTTCCACGAACAACATCGCCAATGCAACGGCCGCCAACAAGTTGGATTTCCCATTCTTTCGCGGAATCTGCACATACGATGTGCGATATTGCCGTTGGCCGTTGTCGTTCATTGTCCCGAACAACTGGCCAATGTATTCTTTTTGCCATTGCTCCAACAAGAATGGTTGACCCGCCAAATCACCTTTGACGTGCGTGCATACGCGTTCAATGAAATTGATGATGCGGTTTGCTTTCTTTTCGTCGTGGTACATTATTCCAAAAGGTCATCAAGTGTTTCAATCTTTTCTTGCGTCTCAATCTTTGCGCGTGATGATGCGGTCAATCCAAATTGGACCATCATCTTTTCAACCTTGGACCACGCGGCATTCATCATTGACACTTCGGGCCGTGGTCGCCACATCAAATCGCCTTGCGCGGTTGTGGTTGCGTAGGTCGGACCTTGTTCTTTGACAACGGCGCGCGCGACTTGGTAATCTTCCCACGCGTCCGCTAACATTTGCAACGCCATCGCGTCGACTTCAGCGACGACGCCAAGGTCGTCCAATTTTTTCACAAGCCAATCAAACGTTTCGTTTGCTGACTGAATCGATGGTTGTGTTGGTGTGCCGTCTGCCTCCAATCGGTTCTTGTGTCGGCTGGCATCGTAGGTGCCCTGCGCTTTCAAAATCGCCGTTGGCTTTGGTTTTCTACCTTTTCCCATTGTTTTATTTCTTTTGCATTTGTTAAAAATTTAACAAAGTGTTTCATTCTTGACTTTTACCGCCCCAAAATTGCGGTCGTGTTCGCTTTGT